GATGCAAAGGAGATTGCAATTGATTTGGAAACCTGTGATCCGCACATGGAAGGTATGGGTCCCGGCTGGCCTCGTCGGGACGGGTACATTGTTGGGTACGCTGTTGCTGTCGAAGGATGGAGCGGTTACTTTCCTGTTGCTCATGGTGGGGGCGGGAATCTTGATAAGAATATTGTCGAGCGGTGGATCAGAAAAGTCCTCGCCACCCCAGCAGATAAAATCATGCATAACGCCGCCTATGATGCCGGGTGGTTGGCTGCAAGTGGATTCACTGTCAATGGCCGACTTATCGATACGATGCTCGCCGCCCCGCTTCTCGACGAAAATCGTTTCTCCTACAGCCTCAATGCGCTTGGCTTCGACTACCTTAAAGAGGTCAAATCGGAACAAGGTCTTAAAGACGCGGCTGGGGACTTCGGCGTACATGCTAAGAAAGAACTCTGGAAGCTTCCCGCTATGTACGTCGGAGAGTACGCAGAGCAAGACGCTGCGCTTACTCTAAAGCTCTGGCAAGCCTTCAAGCCGCTCCTGATCCGGGAAGAAGTCCAGCATATCTTCGACATCGAAACAGAACTCCTGCCCATCCTGATCAACCTGACACTGCGCGGTATTCGCTTTGACAGGAACAAAGCAGAGCAGGTGATCTCAGAGTATCGAGACCGCGAAGCCAAGCTGATTAAGGACATCCGCAAGACCTGTGACAGTCCCGTGGACATCTGGGCCGCTGCGTCGATTGCCAAAGGCTTTGACCACCTTGGCGTGGCGTATCCCAAAACCACCAACGGCCTGCCGTCCTTTACAAAAAGCTTCCTCGACAGTTGCGAGCATCCGGTTGCCAAGATGATCGTGGAGGCCCGAGAACTAAACAAGACCCACGGGACATTCTTACAACCGTATCTTGAGTTCTCCAAGGGTGATGGTCGTATCCATCCGCACGTGAACCAGCTACGTAGTGATGAGGGCGGCACGGTCACAGGACGACTGTCCATGGCAAACCCTAACTTGCAGCAGGTCCCGGCCCGGCATGAGGTGATCGGCCCATTGGTGCGATCGCTCTTTCTGCCCGAAGAAGGCGACATGTGGGCTTCTTGTGACTTCAGTTCTCAAGAACCACGGCTCTTGGTCCACTACGCCAGTCTCTTGAGTCTGCCGGGGGCGGAGAAGATGGTCGAGGCCTACCACCAAGACCCGGATACCGACTTCCACCAGATGGTCGCGGACATGGCAGGGATTAAGCGTAAGCAGGCCAAGACGATCGGTTTGGGCCTGATGTACGGCATGGGTAAGGGCAAGCTTGCTGCGTCCTTGGACATGGGCATGGAGGAGGCCACTGACCTCTTGGAGGTCTTCCACAAGAAGGTGCCGTACCTGAAAGGGACGGTAAACGCGGTGATGCAGCGGATTGACCATCCCGCCTCAGGTGGCGCGATCCGAACGCTCCTAGGCAGGAAGTGCCGCTTCCCATTGTGGGAACCTAAACAATGGGGCGTGAACAAGGCGTTGCCGTATGAGCAGGCCGTGGTGGAATACGGGCGGCAGGTGAAGCGAGCGTTCACTTACAAGGGGTTGAACCGTTTGATTCAGGGCTCGGCAGCAGATCAGACCAAGGCGGCGATGATCGCGCTACACAAAGCAGGCTTTACGTTGTTACTACAGGTCCACGATGAGGTGGCAATGTCGGTAAAGTCGGCAGAAGAAGCGCGCGAGGCCGCTGCCATCATGGAAAAGGCCGTGTCCATCGAGGTCCCCAGCCGTGTGGACGTGGAGATTGGACGTTCGTGGGGAGAAGCAGTATGATCGATTCGGGGTCTTCGAGAGAAGCCCCCTTTCTCCTATGTTGGCTTGGGGCCTGTTCACGCAGGCCCTTTTTTTAGGATAAATTCCGCCTTGCATGTTTCACCGATGTCGTATACTATGCACGTAAGAAAGGAGAAAGTGTGGATTACAAGCCTAAGCCGGTAGGGCGTCCCAAGGGGAGCAAGAAGAAGCGACGTGGCAGGCCCCGAAAGTACAAGTATCCCGGCCCCGGCTCAGCGCTACGCAAGACGCAGTACAAGGTCTTAAACATCAATCTCTTGACGCATCAGATGCTCAAGGAATTGTCTATGTACTACAAAATATCCATGATGAGCTTTACACAAAAGATTATCGAAGCAGCATTCAAGAAGACGTTGGTTGAAGTTGAACAAAAAGACAAGGAAGAAACCGAAGCCTACGCACGGTATCAAGAAGAAGTCAGAAGACGCATAAAGGAGAAAGCAGATGCACTTAAAAACCAACATCAACCTTGAGGTAGACGTCGAGTTCGACATACTCGATCCCTTAGATGGCCCCGACATCCCACTGCAAGTGGACATCACCGGCGTGTTTGTCAAAGTCCCCTCTTCACAAAACAAAGCTCGCCGCGTTAATATCCTGTCGGCACTTTCTGAACCAGAGGTACTTGCCGTCGAGGATGATATCCTCACCCCGGAGTTCATCGACAACTACTTTCGCGTTAAGGCATGGAGGAGTTCACATGAATAATTCAGTGCACACCGTCGAATACTGGCAACGTCTTTCCGAGCGCTATCGCCGCCAACGGGACATGGCCGTACGAGAAATCCAATCGCTTCAAAAACAACTCTACATCGCCACCGGCTGCGCACAAGACGGTAACGATTACCTGCGCCAGATTCGCGCAACACGGACCAGTCCTAACTTAAAACAACGCATCAAGAACCTCCTCGGAGCACTACCATGAACAAGCGGTTTACCGAACTACTTCGCGACGTGGGACAAACCCTTGAAGATCACAATAACGACACCGTCTCCAGCCTACTGTACACCGCTGCCGATACCATCGATAACAACAATATCTACAAAATAAAATGGGCCGAACTCGGGGAGAAATACGCACAACTGGAGAAGGAAAATGAAACCTTACTGGCTGAACTCAAAACCCTCAAGGACACTAAAGATGAACTTTGAAAACTTTTTCGACACCAAGCAAGTCGCGCCATGGGCCAAACGCATCTGGTCATTCTCCTTCTGGCCGCTGTTTACTTTTTTAATCGGCCTCTTCATCGGCGCAGGTAATAGCGAATCACGGATCATGAGCGACTGTAAATACGCCATGACCTTCCGCGTCGATCACCAAGCCTTCTCCTGCCAAAGGAAAATCTAATGCCACGCCCACACATTGGTAACCATAAACTCATCGACGCCGTCAAAGACTTCCTCGAACTCGATAGAGACTTAGACCTCGCCGACGTCCTCGGCGTACAACCCTCTTGCATTAGCAAAATCCGACGCGGCACTAACAAAATTAGCGCTCACGTCATCCTGCGCATCCACCTCGTCACCGATGTCCCAGTGCGAGAGTTGATCCAATACTGCAAGAAAGATGAAATCGACTTTAAAGTCTGACCCACCCTAGAAAGGAGAAAGCCATGGAAAACAAAATAGGACAATTCGTCGCCGATTTGATGCTCATGGAGCAACAGATCGAAATACTCAATAACTACCTGCAGGCCCTCGCAGAACGGGAGCGCCGCATGAAGGCCCTGCAAATCGAAATCGATCAACTGCGCGGCACACTTGACGAACTGAGGAGACACGCATGAAACCCAACATCCTCGACATGGCTAAAGCCTCAGGGATCACGGCCAACGAGCCCGTCACGCCAGAGGCCCTCGCTGACTTCGCAGACCGCGTCTCCGGCCACGCCTTCGCACGTTGTTGCGACGTACTGATGGAAATGCACGAGCGTGACAAAGAAAGGCACAACTACTACCACCACGCGGTTGTTGTACTAAAGATGGTGTGGCGAGATAAACCGAGCACGGATCATGGATCAAGGGCCTAAGTTGCGGTTTTGCACAAGCTGCCAAGCGCCTCGCGAAGCAGCGACAGGCGAGATGCGCGTCAAACCCAGAACACGTCGGTGGGTGTGTCGCGTGTGCCTAGACCGTAAGGCCGAGAGCATCTATCGCAATCTTGATAAGGAGAAGAGACAATGAAACGAAGCGAAGTTGTTCGGTTGGCCCATGATGCGGGATGTTCGGACATTATTGTTTCGCGCGAGTGGTTTCGGTTTGCAAGGTTGATCGCAGCAGCGGAGCGCGAAGCCTGTGCCAAGGTTGTCGAGCAAGCAGGCATTGACGGGTATGGGACTATTGCAGCGGCATTATTAGTAAGGGAAAGAGGAGCACCATGAGATCAAGATTAATAGAAATCGATATGGACTTAGTTCATGACACTTTTGAATACGGCAGACCTCGGTTTAGTCTTTGTTTGTTTAACGATTCCTATGAGATTCCGAGGGATTGGTACAGCGAAGACGAGCAAATGGAGTTGAAATTAAATTTCACCATTGACCTGATGGTTAGATGTTTTATAGAAAACTTTTTAGACTTCAGGAAATATAACGAAGATGACGATCATGAGCCGCTGATTGACGAGATCGGTAGAGAAGATGTAGAAACTTTTAAAAAAGAGCTACAAAGAGCGATAGATAAACTAAACAGGATTAAATACATCACAACGCAGGAGATTAACGATATGCAACCTGTCGAAATCAACCTGAAGGAGGAGTATCGTGAAAACACCTAAGGACATCGACATCCTGAAGAAAGCCGATTGGTTTTCGGATACCCCAGAAGTCGTAGACGAGTTGAAGGAACTGGGCTTGCCGCTTTATGCAAAACACCTCCACCGCATGCACGTCTATCACAAAGGACTGATCGCTGAGATCAGGAAACTCCGCCGACAATTGAAGGAGACTGGCAATGTACGGTGAATACTTCTGGACCGAACTGACCTACGAGCGGCATAGCTACGTTGCGCCGTCCGGTGAAATCCTAATCCACGTCAACTACGACGGGCCCTCCCGCACGTATCGCGTGGAGGACAAGGAATTCATCAACCTCAACTCCGCGAAGACCTTTGCGGTGGCGGCTTTAAGACGCACTGGCAAGATTCCGGATGATGAGGAAGACGGTGCGCCGGATTAAACCTGACGCTCACTTTGTCGCTGAACAAGCCGCCCGCATGACTGAACTGCTCCAGCAACGCTCTGCCATTCCAAGAGAGGAACTGGAGTACTTGGCTGAGCGCGCTACAAAGCTCAAGGACGAGCGCCTTCAAGCGGCAATCGCCGGATTGATCGGCTGGGGCGATGATGAACGCGCCGAGTTAGAGACCTTCATCGCGATTGCCATCGAAGTCATGAAACGAACCAACGTCTCAAAGCTACGGGAAGCCGCGCAAATCGTGGAGTTGAGATACCTCACTAAGGAGACGCAATGAACCACGAGCCCGAGGACCCAAAAAAATCGTCCGACCTTTGGACGGAATCCGATAAACACGACCTCTTTCTGGAGAACACCATGACCGTTATCTTCGCCGCCGCCGTCGCAGGCATCTTACTCGCCGTCCTTCTGACCTGATCATGGACAACTACGCCCTCCTCCTCGTCATCTCCGGCATCCTGATCGGCGCTGGCAGCATGATCGCCCTCTTTACCCTCGTCTTTCTCTTCTGGGCAGGATTCGGCCGTGATGAGACGATTGACGAAAAGTAAAAGGGGACAGACCATGCAACGACACCCCCACGCCCTGTTGGATACCCTCATGCTGATCTACGGCATCCAAACGGATAACTCACTCGCCGATAAGCTGGCAATATCCACGGGTAGCCTCTCACGGATCAGAAAAGGCACACAAAACATCTCCGCCGCCCTAATTCTCGCCATCTACGAGCGATCCGGCCTGTCGATTGACAATATCAAAGATTTAATTAAAGAAGACAAGGAACGGCGCGCCCGCCGAGCAAACGATCATGACCAGTAAAACCATCCACCTCTTCGCCTACACGTTTGTTGCCTTATGTTGTTTCACGACGGGTTATCTCATTGACAAGCTTCCCGCCGATAACGACAGGGTCACCGAGGCCTACGCCATCGGCAGACAAACCGGCTACGCCGAGGCACAAAGGAACGGGGCTTGCATTAAGTGGTGGACAGGGACTTCAGCGGACGATATGCGGGCCGCTAAGCGCTTATTTTGCCGTGGGAGGTAGTTGGACATGGATGAGGACAAAGAAATCGATACAGCGCTTTCTGATGCGTTACAGCAGCTCCTGTTCCGTGGATCAGGGTCCAAGGTTCAGGTGATGTACGTGACCCTGAAAGACGGACGACAGCTCATCTTCCTCGGCTCACCGCTCAAAGAAGAAGATTACGACCAAATCGTGGATTTTATGTTGGGTGAAACCATCGATCCTGTTGTGTTTTCGGCAATGGCGGCAGTACTCGGTGGGCAAGTTGTTGCGCATTAGGTAAGTGTAGGGGAAATGTTGTTGAAAAGGGAAGAGATATTGTTGAATGTGTAATGGATGTTGTTGGAATGGTAAAAGATGAGGGGTCACGGACCACGGATCACGGGTCAAAGTTGGCAAAAAGGGAAGAAAAGGGGCTTTCGGTGGAACTCTATAGATATTTTCTACCCTCAAAAATTTTTTACTTTTTTTTTCACCAAAATTGACGTAATTGACGTAATACCGTAAGAACGTAGTGTTTATGCGGGTGTGACATCACTGTTGTTATATGGGTAACTGTATGGGTGTAAGCGTATATAGGAAATTTACGGGGTGCGCGCGCGGGAACTTTTTTTAGTTTTTTTTTTTTTTTAGGGTAAGAAATATATAAAGGGAGAGCTTGATGACACGAAGGAAAGTGGAGACCCGGAAGATGGTCCCGATGCCCAGCCTGCCCGAGGACGTGCTGGAAAGGGTTGCTAAAACGCCAAGGGTTAAAGGGAAGAAGGAAGTTATCTTGTCCCCACGGGAGTGGGCCTTTGTTCAGGAGTACGTAACACGCGACGGGACCATGACCCGGACGGAAGCGGCTATTCGAGCAGGGTATACCCCGTATGCAGCCAAGGAAGCCATACCACGGCTCTTGGACCCCGCCCGTAGTCCGCACGTCGTAGCGGCCATTAACGAGCTCAGGGCTGAATTGGCGGAGAAGTACGGGACGAACTTCGAGCGGCACATGCGGGACCTCCAAACGATCCGTGACAAGGCAATCGAGGCCGGGGCGTGGTCTGCTGCTGTCCAAGCCGAATATCGCCGTGGGCAGGCTCTAGGGACCATCTACGTCGATCGCAAGGAAGTCCGGATTGGCACGATCGATTCCATGAGCAAAGAAGAGGTAATGAAGAAACTGGAAGAGATCAAGAAGATTTACGGAGGACCGCCCCCGACTGCGATTTTGGAAATGGAATCCCGCGTTGTCGAAGAAGAAGCTATTCCCGTCGAACCCCAAGTAGAATTTGACCCGGGTGAGCTTTTGGACTTGGGCGGATTGGGCGAGGAGCGGGCACTTGTCACGAAAAAACGAGCAGCGGCTTTTCGACAGATTGAAGCGGAACTGGACGACGGTTCATCTGACGAGGTTGGAGACGCGGGTGAACTTGGGGATTCCGGACCTACTGGTGGCGCTCCCGAATTCGCATTTCGTTCTAATCGAATTGAAGGTAGTTAGCGCGGGCCTGAAAATTAACCTGAGTCCGCATCAATACGCGTTTCATATGAAGCATGCGGCGCTCGGATGTCCGACCTTTGTTGTCGTGGAAGTGAACACCAAAGTTCGCGCGCCTGAGTTATTGCTGTTTACTGGCGGGCAAGTGCTAGATATTGCTAAGCGTGGGATTCTGGCCGATTGTGTCGCGCGCTGGCCCTTGTCAAAAATTGATTGGGAAGAGTTTCACAAAAAGGTCTTGCAAACGCCGGAAACGGTGCTATAGTGTCTGAACGGACAGATAGTCCGGATTTTTATACAGGGAGAAAGAGGATGAACTTATATCGTTTTGAATGTCATGTTTGGGTGCGTGGCAATTCGCTGGAAGAAGCGTTTAAAGAACTCCATGACGAAGTGCAATACCATTTTGGGCAGGATAACAATTTAATCGCGCTTGAAAGTGATGACGGCGAACTTGTCGAAGAACTAAGAAAGCAGGGGGCCTAAAATGGAACGTGCAAAATTAACCCGTAGCGACGCGGCGATAAAGTTAATCGCTTTTGCGGACGAAAAAATGGATTTGACTGATCAAGAAGCGGCGGCGGCGTTGACGTTGGCCGCTTGTTTTCTGGCCGGGGGAAATTCAGAAAATATTTTGTCGATTATTCGCTTGGTGTTTGCCACGGCGGACGTGATGCGCGACGGGAAATAATGGAAAAGCGCTCCGCGACGTGGAAATACTATAACAGGCGGGACAGGCGAAAACGACGAATTATTGAACAATCTCCGCAACCGCCGCCGAACCTTTTTGCTCACGTTGGCCGATTAATTTCAATGTGGATTTTTTCTTTTATTTTTGGGGGCTGATAAAATACTTGACAGGCGGAACCTATAGACTAGAATTCTACTTGCGCGGGATTGACGCGCTTATACAGGGAGAAAACAATGCGAACAGTACATTTGACAATCAAGAGCTCGAATAAAAAAACCGGCCCGATACCGGTATCTACTACCAGCGCGCTATCGTGCCCCGATTCGTGCCCACTTAAGAAAAACGGATGTTATGCGGACGGCGGGCCGCTTGCGTTGCATTGGCGCGCTGTTACTGAGGGCGAGCGGGGCATGCAATGGGCCGAATTTTGCGACGCTATCGACGCGCTCCCGGCGGGGCAATTGTGGCGGCATAATCAGGCGGGCGATTTACCGGGACTGAATGAGAGTATCAATCCGGACGCGCTTCGCATGTTAACGCGGGCCAATGCGGGAAAACGTGGATTCACTTATACGCATAAACCGCTGACGGCGGAAAATGAAGCTTTGATTCGCGAAGCGAACAAAGCGGGGTTTACTGTCAATTTATCGGCGAATTCGCTTGCGCATGCGGACGCGCTCGCGGATGCGGACGCGGGGCCCGTGGTGACAATACTACCGGCCAACGCGGGCGCGAAAAACTTCACCCCGGCGGGCCGTCCCGTCATTACATGCCCCGCCCAGCTGCGCGACGATATCAGCTGCGCGGATTGTCAATTGTGCGCGCGCTCGGACCGTCCGACAATTGTCGGTTTTCTGGCCCATGGTAGCGGCGCGAAGCGGGCCGAAAAAATTACTTTGAATTTCCAGAAAACGGCCCTATAATTTCCGGGCGGGCAAAGTTCCGCTCATTTCAACCGATTCAATACAGGGAGAATCACATGTCAACATTAATGCAAGCTTCGAAACAATGGTCCACGCGTCCCGCTGAAGAGCGTTTTATTTCGCTCACGGAAATGCATGCTTCGCAAGCGGCCCAACGCGCTATTAGCCGCGCCGCCGTGGTGAGCTCGCGCGCGTTGCGGGCCGTCCCGACGGATGACAATTCGGGCATTTTGATTGAAGGGCCGTCCGGCCACGGTTTCGCCCCGTCGCATTGGGCATTCGGCCAAGCGGCGGGCCTGATCGGCGCGCCCGCCGGTTATCTTCGCTCGCTTCCCGCGCCCGTCGCGGCTGATTGTATTAATTGGGGCATGCAACATGAGCGGGACGCGCAAGACGTGGGCGTTTTATTGACGAAAAACGGCGAATCGACAATTCGTGCAATGACCGGCCCGCGCTACGGGCGCGTGTGGAATGATGACGTTATCGCGGCGCTGATGGACCGCTTCGGCGATGGCGTAACGGGCGATTTTCGCGTCCCGGGCGTGTTCGGCCAAGCGGTACAAGTGGACCGCCAAAATACTACGCTGTACGCGGGGGACCGTGACATGTTCGTGTTTCTCGCTGATGAGATAAACCGAATCGAGCTCCCGGGCCGCCGGGACGGGAAAACGGGCGCGCTCGCTCGCGGGTTTTTTGTCACTAACTCCGAAGTTGGCGGCGGCGCGCTACGGGTGAAAACCTTTTTGTTCGATTATGTTTGCGCGAATCGAATCGTTTGGGGCGCTCATGAGCTCGAGGAAATAAGCTTGCGGCATACGGCGAGCGCTCCCGATCGATTTATCGAGGAAGTAGCGCCCGCGTTGCTCGCTTATTCGCAAGCGAGCGAATCGAACACGCTGGGCGTGTTGCAAGCGGCCCAGCGCGAACGCATCCCGGACGTGGGTAAATTCTTGGCGAATCGTTTCGGGCCGCGCGTCGCGCAACGCATCGAACACGCCCACGTGATGGACGAGGGCCGTCCCATAGAAACCATCTGGGACGCTGTAACGGGCGCGACGGCGTATGCGCGCTCAATTCCGTGGACCGCTGACCGCGTCGAATTCGAAACACAAGCGGGTGATTTATTGGACCTAGTGACCGCTTAAGCTTCCCCTGAGCTCGGCCCGGAAGGGCCGCGCGGGCCCGCTTCGGCGGGCCTTTTCTTTTTTCTGATTTGCGCTATACTTTCCGGGCGGGCAAATGCCCGCGTTGATTAATCAATACAGGAGAAAAATATGGTAGACCATAGGAATATCGCGGAGGACTTGTATTTTGTGCGTATAGGGACTGATTCGCTTGATGACGTTCGGGCCTTTCAGTCTCGAAGCGGCGCGGCCGCTTATTTTCGGCGTATAGCGGCCGAGCTCGCTCAATACGGCCAAGCAATCGAAGGGTCAATACATATTGCGCCTAGATTGTCCGATATTGTGGAATATCCCGATTATGTTTTATCACTTGGCCCGCGCGGCGGCCTGAAAATCGAGCGCGCATAATCCGGCCCGATTTGCTTTCCGGCCCGCTTCGGCGGGCCTTTTTTTCGCCCGCATAAACCGGGCCCGGCGCGCGCTGTACATTGTTTCGGCCCGTAATAAATTGTGGTCTGACCCTATTTTCCCGCTTTGCTCGCCCGCCCGAAACCGGGCCGCGTGAGCCATGGCCCGTTACCCTTGAAACGTACCGCGCGGGCCGCTCCCGGCGGCCCGTGGGCCGTGCTCCGTGGGCCGCGTCCCGAGCTCGGCGCTCCCGGGCCCGCTCCCGGCGCTCCCGGGCCGTGGGCCGCGTTACATTGGCCCGCGTTGATTCGCGCTCCCGGCGGGCCGTGGGCCGTGCACTATTGGCCGCGCATGGCGCGCTCGCATGGCGGCCCGTGGGCCGCGTCCCGTGGGCCTTGGCCCGTGGGTGAGGGGCCGAGTCCCGGCGACCGTTTAAGCTGCAGATCGGCGAAGTAAGCACCCACTAACCAAAAATGGCCCCCCGTCGCGCAGGACGCAGGCCTAGGCCCGATTTCACACAAATAGTTACCAATTCAAAAGTTTTGAGGTATGGTTCCACGTGAAACACCCCCTTTCCTTGCAAAATCAATTGCCTAGAAAAATTTTTGCAAAATTCAAAACCTATGACCTTATCAAATCAACAAGACGTTGAAGCCGAACGCGTAAAGCTCGAACTCCGACTCTTGCAGCTTGAAACCCAAGAACGTGCCACTTCA